TTGTCAAGAAGATATGAATGTCCTTCTTAGTAAGCTAAGTCTACTTAAACCTGAAAGTGTCACAGTAGACTATGATATTAACTTTAATCGTATTTTAGACGATAGTAAGCATAAAGAGGACATGTCTGGTATTGATGTAAGTCAAGCTATAACAGACTTTATTAATTTGCTAGATATTGAAGAAAAGAAGGATATAATTGATTATACTCTCGATTTATATCGTAAGTGCTCATAATGAAATACGTTAACTTTAAAAGAGTAGTAGCAAAGAACTTTCTGTCTATTGGTGAGGAGCCAGTAGCAGTTAGCTTTAAGAAAGGATTGCATGTTATTACGGGATGTAATAAAGATAAGCCTGATCGTCGTAACGGTGTAGGTAAGTCTTGCGTCGCTGAGATTATTTACTTTGCTATCTTTGGAGAGACACTAAGGGAAATTAAAAAGGACTTAATACCTAATAATGTAACTGGTGGTAAGACTCAAGTAGAACTTGACTTCGAGCTTATTACACCTGCGTCAACTAAACAATATAAGATTGTTAGGTATATGAACCCTACAAAGGTTCAGCTGTTCGAAGATGATATAGACATCACTCTAGATAGCACTAGTAATACTACAAAACATATTTGTGATATCATAAATGCGTCTCCTGCCATATTCCAAAACTGTGTTATTATGACAGTCAATAATGCGGTGCCGTTTATGGCTAAGAGTAAGGTTGATAAGCGTAAGTTTATTGAGGATATTTTTGGACTTGAGGTATTTAGTGAAATGATTTCTCGTTTACGCTCTGAGTATAATGATACGAAGAGAGAGCTTGATACTCATCAAGCTAAGTTTGGTGAAGTTAATCAAAACCTTAAGAACTACACCCATCAACGTGAAAATACACTAGCTAAGAGAAAGGAAAAGAAAGAGCTATATTACAGTCGCAGAGAAAGCAACCTAGCTGAGATACAAACCATAACCGATTATATTAACAATCTAGACAATACTAATGGATCATCTAGTATTAACTTCAGCGACATTGAGAAAAATATTAAAGATTATGAAAAGGGGGTAGATAAGTGTGACGAGTATATTTCAAATATTAATGTAGAGATAGCTGTTAGTAAACAAAAGATTACTGATATGCAATCCACTTATAAGAAGATAGGAACGTCAGAGCATAAATGTGAAGTCTGTTTAAGAGGTATTGAAGAACACGACCTTGCATTTATAAAGCAAGAGAAGGAAAATCTAAAAAGTGACATAGTACGGCTTGCTACTAATGTAAAAGAGAAAACTACTGAGCTGGAAGAATATGTAGATAAGAAGAAGCGTATTAAGAATATTATAGCTAGTTCACATCAAACTATATCTAAACATAATCTTTCGAAGCAAGATAAAGTAAACAAGCAGCAACGTATTGACCAGCTTAAAGAGTGGTTAGATGAGCTTGATTCAGATATCTTAGCTATTGAGAGTAATGACACCACATTCGATAAATTAATTAGTGATACAGAAATAAGAGTAGCTGAAATGTCAACTGTAGGTGAAACTCTTAATAAGCAGCTTAGTAAGTTAGATATTGTTAAATATATTGTTAGTGAGGAAGGGGTAAAATCTTATATTGTTAACAAACTACTCGAAACTCTTAATGGTAGATTGCTATATTTTCTTAAAAAATTAGACTCAAACTGTATCTGTATCTTTAACGAGTATTTTGAGGAGGAGATTTTAAATGAAAAGAATAAAGTATGCTCTTACTTTAACTTTTCTGGAGCTGAGCGTAAAGCTATTGACCTTGCCTGTTTGTTTACTTTTTCTGATCTAAGAAGAATGCAGGGTGAAGTAAGATATAATATTGCAATATATGATGAGTTATTCGATTCATCTTTTGATGAAAAGGGTATTGAACTAATCACAACTATTCTTAAAGAGAGAGTTGAAGAGTTAGATGAATGTAATATTATTATCTCACATCGTAAGGAATCTATTAAATCTGTTACTGGTGACGTAATTTATCTTGAGAAAAGTAACGGTATAACAAGAAGACTTGATTATATAGAGATTTAACTATTGAATTTCTAACATTATGACATAACATAATGTATGTCGCTAATGTTACCTCAACCCTTTGCATCTCCTTTTGCGTCTCCGTTCGCAAGCAGACCAGGAATCAATTCTTTTCTACCGCTCAAGGCACCATCATCTCCTATATCGCCCGGTGAACTAGGTCTACCGAGATATTTAAACTATCTCGGTGACTTAACCGGTTGTGGTCACTGGCGTATGCTCTGGCCAGAACAATTAATTAATATAAGAGGTAACGGTTGTTCTTCTTCGCTAACGAGCATGGTATTTGACCCGCGCTGGTATCAAGGTATTAAGTGTATTAAAATTCAAAGACAAGCAAGTAAAGCTCAAAAAGATTTTGTTGCCTTTCTTAAAGGTATTCAAAAAGAACATGGGTTTAAATTAATATATGAAGTAGATGATGTAGTATTTGAAGAGGATATTCCAGATTATAATAAATTTAAATCTGCGTTTGTTGGAGGAGGAATTAGACAGAATTGTATTGACATTATTAATATGTGCGATGAGGTCACCGTTACGTGTCAGTATATGAAAGACCTATACACTGCTCGTACCGGAAAGCAGGAAATTACAGTATTACCTAACTTCGTTCCAGACTTCTGGATGGGTCATCTTTACAGTAGACGTAGAGTAGTTGATGCTTATGATCAGCACTATAAGAAACCAAGAATCCTTTATACTGGTTCTGGCGCTCATTATGATGTGGATAATAAGGTTAGTGGTAAGGATGACTTTGAACATGTTCTCAAGCTAGTTATTGACACACGTCACAAATATAAGTGGGTTTTCGTTGGAGCTTTTCCTCCACCCCTACTAGAATACGTTAAGTCGGGAGATATTGAATTTCATCCTTGGCAGAACTTACTTAACTATCCTAAATTTATCGCTAGCTTGCAAGCCCAAATTATGATTGCACCTTTACAAGACAATAACTTTAATAAATCTAAGTCAGATATTAAGTTTGTTGAGGCCGCGGTATTAGGTATTCCCTGCCTATGCCAAGACCTTGTTACATATAGTACTGCTCCAGAAAGTCTTAGATTTAAATCTGCTGAAGAACTTAAATTTAAAATTGAAACTATCTTAAGTTATAAGAATCGTAAACAGTATAAAGAAAACATCGAGCTATTGAGAGGGTATGGTTTAACACGTATTATGGAGAATGAAGAAAATATTGGATGTCATCTTGAAGCACTAAACACTCCATATAACTCTCCAGATCGTAAATATCTTAAACGCTGGAATCCATAAGACGCTATTGAATTTATATCGAACTACATTATACTATATTTAGATGTATCGTAATGCAGTTTATAATAGTAAAGAGCGTTGTATTAACCTCTTTACCTGGGATGAAAGCGGCAAGAGAGTAACTTACTCTGTATCGCATAGTCCATACTTATATGTAGATGATCCTAAAGGTGAGAAGGTATCAATCTACGGTGGTAAGATAAAGAAGAAGATCTTTAATAATAGCTACGAGCGTTACAAATTTATTACTGAGTCAAAGATAAAGAGAGTTTACGAAAACCTACCTGCAGCTCAGCAATATCTTATTGATACCTTTTGGACTAAGAATGAAGATAAGGAATTCTCTAATAATCCACTTAAGGTAGTATACCTTGACATCGAGACCTATAGTCCGTCTTCAGGAGGCTTTCCAGATGTAGATAATCCTACTCATCCTGTTACGGTAATTACTTGTTATGACTCTCTTGAAAAGCATTTTTATACCTTTGGTATAAAGGAGTATGACAATACTGCTGATAATGTAACATACGTTCATTGTAAAAATGAGAGAGAATTATTTATTAAATTTATTGAATATCTCGAACGAGATTACCCTGATGTAATATCAGGTTGGAATATTTTGCTGTTTGACATGCCTTATATCGTGAATCGATGTGAACGTATTCTTGGTGAGGAGTCGGTTAAGAGAATGTCACCTCTTAATAATGTATATTTTAGGTTAATGAAAGGTAAGTTCGGTAGAGAGCAAAAGCGATATTACTTTGACGGTATAGCAACAATTGACTACCTCGATATATATCAACGGTTCTGTCTTAAGCTTAGAGAGTCATATAAGTTAGATGCTATTGCAGAGATTGAGCTAGGAGAGAGAAAGATTGATTATGGTAATATCGATCTTGCAACTCTAACTGATACAAACTGGCAGAAACTGGTCGAGTATAACATTCAAGACGTTAATATCCTTATTAAGTTAGAAGATAAGCTGCAGTATATAGCGTTATTAAGAATGTTATCTTATGTAGGTCTTTCTACTCTTGAAAGCTCGATGGGTACTATTTCGGTTATCAATGGTGCTCTAGCTATCAAAGCTAGAAGGAGAGGTGAGGTTCTTTCGACGTTCGTAAGACCTGATAGTGCAGTAAAGAATCCAGGAGCATATGTAGCAGAACCTAAGTCAGGGTTTAAGACTAATGTAGTTTCGTTTGATGCTAACTCTCTATATCCTAACGTAATGATTTCGCTTAATCTTTCACCTGAGACTAAGATTGGTAGAATTGAAAAGACTGATAAAGGTAATATTAATATCTATCATGTGACAGGTAAGTGTTTTGAGTTAACTCCTAAAGCATTTAATGACTTTCTAATAGCGGAAAAGTGTGCAGTAACGAAAGCTGGTTTTCTATTCTCTCAAAAGAAGAAAGGTATTATACCTGAATTCCTTGATCACTATTATAATGAACGAGTAGTAGTAAAGACTGAACTGTTTAAAGTTAAAAAACAATTAAAAGCTATTGATGATATTATTGCAGCTGATAATACTAAAAATACCGATCTAAGTCAGCAGAGATCAGAGATTCAATTTGAAGTCGAGAGGTTGAATACTAAGCAGATGGTAATTAAGACACTCCTTAATTCGGTCTATGGGTATATGGGTAATAAACAGGCACCTATCGGAGATGACGATATAGCCTCTTCTGTAACTCTCACCGGTCAAGCTGTTATTAAACAAGCAGGTAAGCTATTACAGCAGTACCTAACTGCTAACTACAATATAACTGATGAGCATACTCTAGATAATAGCTGGGTTTACTCAGATACTGATTCTCTTTACTTTTCATTACAATGTATTAACGAGTTTGTACCTCTTAAAAGCGGTAATCAGGTTAGTGATGGGTTCTATAAGGAACTGCAGACTATTGAGGACTTTATTAATAAGGAGATCAATAGCTGGGCTAAGAAATCACTCAGGACTACTGATTCACGATTTGTATTTAAGAGAGAAAGCATAAGTGATGTAGCTCTATTCCTACAGAAGAAAAGATATGTTATGCATATCTTGGACGATGAAGGTATTAAAGTAGATAAGTTTAAGTATACTGGCGTTGAGGTTGTCCGTACATCGATGCCTAATGCTATTAAGCCTTATGCTAAGAAGATTATTGAGACGATGCTACTTACTCAGTCTTTAGAGCAGACTAATAGCATATTGACTGAGACCTATAATACGTTTAAAGAGCTACCTATTGAAGACGTTGCGTTTGTTATGGGTCTTAGAGGGTACGAGAAGTATGCTGCTAAGTGTAATGAGTTTAATATTGGTACTCGTACCCCTATTCATGTTAAGTCTGCTTACCTTCATAACTTCCTCAATAAGAAGTTAGGTATTGAGAACAAGTATGAAGAAATCTCATCGGGTGATAAAACTCGATATGTATACTTACAGCAGCCTAACAAATACGGTATTGACTCAATAGGATTTAAATATACCTTCCCTGAGGAGTATAAAAGTATCTTCAAAATAAATTATGAAAAAATGTTTGAAAAGATTCTGTTTTCAGGCATTGAAAGATTCTATCAAGGGGTTAATTGGCAGATACGTAAGCCATCAGAAAACGTAACTTGCGAATTGTTTGACCTTTTCGGTATTTAGTAGTAGAAAAAACAAAATAATATTATAATATAACAACATGATTACAATCATTGATCAAATTGGCCGCGTCGTTATCGGTAAAAAAGTATCTGAGACCGACACTCAACTTACACTTAACAATCCAGTAATTGTTTATGTTAATCCTAATCAAGAAACAGGACAGATTCAAGTTCAATCGTTCCCATACATCTTTGTAGAGTTTCTTGATAAAGAACACCGTGATAAAAACAACTGGGTATTTACTAAATCTAGTATTGTAATATCTGATGTTGTACTAGATTCTGCAATTCTTAATCAATACAACAATATCAATAGCATTAAAACTACTGAGCCTGCAGGTGGACCAGAAGTAATTAAACTTTTTAGTGATGACGAATCAATC